ACGTCTGCGATTGGTGTACCATTTGTGTAGTCTGACCACAAGTTTGATGGTGTTGATTCTGAACCCCAGATTGAAGCTGCGAAGAAGTTTGTTGCAAACTGCTCTTCACGGTGGATCAATAGGCGGTTTGTCAGAGTTTGTGCGCCAGCAGCACGAATGTCTAGAGCAGCATCTTCGTTAGCAAGTGTTTGCTGATCGAAGTCCATACCTAGACCATATACGTCTGCATAGAAGCTATCTGTTGACAATGACATACCGATGCGGTTGACTTCTGTGCGTGGAGCAAGAGCCTTAACATCACCTGTACGGTTCATGTTGTCACGGTCATAGATGTAGTATTTGTCTGACTGTTTGTCTACACCGATAACAGGGAAAACCTTGTCAGCGATGAAGTTTGTTTGGTCTTGTACATAAGCAATGGTCAGGTTTGTTAACGGCTGATCAATATGTACCGAATTTGGTGTTAGCAATGGCATTTTCTATATCCTTCCTATTGCTGATTACGCCGCAGCGTTGCCGCCTTGGATGAGTTCGATAGCGATGATTTGACCATCAACACCTGCCTCAGTTGCGTAACCCATTACGATGTTACCTGTGGAAGCTGTTACAGCGTCACCTGAAGCGTCTGTAGCAACAGAAGCACCTGCAGCGATTGTACCGCCAGCAGTTACCATTACTTTACCAGACATAACAACAGTTGCTGCTTCTGCAGCCGCTGGGTCGTTAATCAAAACACCGATGCAGTTCTCACCTGCGGAGTCAGCTAGGTCAACTTGACCATCTGATTCTAGTGTTACGAATTTGAATTGCGCCGACGATAGGTCTTCGCCAGCAATGAATGTCCGTGTGTCACGGGATTGCATTACAGCCATAATTATTCCCCTTTATAGCTTTTGTTAATAAGAGCTTTACCTTCGTCGGTTTTAGCTACGGCAGCGTATGCTTTTGCGTAGTCACTCTTCTTCATTTTGTTGTCGTCCATGTAAGACTTAACAAGGGTCTCTAGTTTATCAGTAGCAGTAGCAAATTCGCCATCTGCGTCTGATTTACCAACTTCTTCCATAGTCTCAGCGAAAGTTGCGTCTGCAGCTTTTAGTGATTCCATGATAGATTCTACTTCACCAAACTCTGCGACTAGAGATTTAGCAACGTCTGTTGCAAAGTGTGGTAGTGCTTCAGTTGCACGTTTTGTTAGTTCAGCATCGGCCTTTGCAAGTTCTGCTTCTTCTAGTGCTTTTAGAATTACAGCAGGTACATCAGCTTTGTTGATTTGCTCACCTTCATACTCAATGTACTCTGGTTCAACTTTCTTTTCGATTGAGTCAGCTTTAATTACAAAGCCGTTGTCGATAAGAGCCTTACGAAGGTCTTCGTTCTGAATTTTAAGAGCATCGTTCTCAGCTTTAACAACATCAAGCTCGTCAATCTCTACTGCTTCAGATTTCTTCATGTCCATTTCATATGCTTTCATTGCATCTTCTTCAGACATACCTTTGTCCATGTATGGCTTCAGTTTTGCTTTTAAGTCATCTGACATTTTGTCTACTTCTTGTTCCATGTTATCTCCATTGGAATCATCACGCTTGAACAAGGAGACCATTGCCTGTGCATTGGCAGGACGATCCACAAGGGACAATTCATCCAGTTCAAGCTGTTTCAATAAATTAGGCACTGTAGTCCTCCTTGATTGCACGACCCCCAATAGAGAAGGCCGCTAATTCACCAGATTTGACCTTGGCCCAAACGTCATCGTTATATACTTTAAACGCTACGATCCAACCTTCACGGTCACTCTGTATGCCAAGGGATTCACCAATCTCTTTAGTGACTGGCATAGAATGGATTACTGCTCCAATCTGATCCCCTTTGTGCATCTCTTTACCTACACGCACATGTTCCATAAAGCCATTTACAGCTTTAACAAGTGTTTCAGGTTCTATCACATCGCCTTGGCGGTCAACTACAGGTTCACCCTTTTCGGTTACTACTGATGCCCAGCCATAGACCATGCGTTGTTCTTCGTCAGCTTTGAGGATTTGACCCTCGACTGATTTTGTTAGTTCAGACACGCTAGTGCCTCCTTCCCACATACGACAAGACCAGTAACCTGCTGTCGTCTTGTCTTTCTTGGTATCACACGAATGACGACTACGGAAGTTAGCTCTTGCTTTAGGGTCATCCCTACGGATTTCCATGTTAGGATCACCAAAGGTAACTCGTTTTACTTTGTCGCCATCTTGCACAAAGACTTCAAACTTTTTGTTGCCACCTGACAATCTGCGTGGCTTGTTTAAAGTTACTTTTTCGCCTTGGTATTCAGCCTTGGCAAATTCTTCTTTCATTACTTCCTGTACAATGACCCTGAGAGCCTCTAAGCGATCCACTGAGGCATCTTCTTGCTCATCTTCGGTACGGTAGTAGTCTAGATACTCTTCATGGCTTCCACAGGGCATATAAACGGCCTGTCCTTCGACCTCATGTACGTGGATAGCTCCACCACAACCCATGTCCATAGAACGGCTACGTGCTTCCATCTCTGTTGTGAAGACATCGTTAGCATATTGTGCCTTTAGCATCTTCTTTTTGCTTGATGATGGATGCGACGAAGGTAGTAAGTCTTTATCGTGGTTAGCAGACTTAGAGCCACTTACGATACGCAGGAAACTGTTGACACGAGCCATGGCCCACTGTTCAGGAGACTTGACGTTAGGACGGACACTAGCAGGGTTTGTACGGTATGCACCAACACCACGATCATAGACAGCCTCTAGCATACGCATAGTTACTTTATGCTTAGACTTTTTGTTGTGGGCTTCCATCTTATTTTTGAGGGCTGTTTTAGGCATTAGTTAAGAACCTTTGCGAGATAACCTTTGAATACTCCGAAGACAACTGCATTGTTAGCGTCAGTCTCTGCTGTGATACGAACATCTGCGTTCTTCGGTATGATAACTGCAGGGTCTAAGTCGATGTCCCAAGGGCCACCTGTAGTTGCACTAACTGCAGCTTGTTGGATAAATACACCACCTGCTGTACGAACTTCTAAATAAAAGTCTACTGAAGCATCTTGCTTCTTACTTACAGAACCAAAGCCCCCAGTGAGAATATAGTAATCGCTATCTGAGAATGTTGTAGCACCCTTGAATGATCCTTGAAGACCTTGAGGTATGTCAATGTGTATCTTAGTTTCGTCTGATGGTACACCACCAACCACTGTTGTGTTTTCGTACACTGTTACACGACCAACAAGCTCTGTTCCATTTGCGTTGTATGCATGAGATACACGAGCTACAGGAGTGTCTAGGGCTACTGGGTTCTGACCATTTAGTGTTACCTCTTGTACGAGGAAGGTAAACTTAGTATCTGCACCTGTACCTGAAATTGTATGACACTCTATTCTAATAGTTTGTGTGTCTAGTGCAGAGGAACTAGAGATATACTCAATAGTGTTATCGGTAACGTATGTCTCGTGACCACCGACAGTCCATACGGTCTCTAGTCTATCAGCTACTAGATCAGCAGACTTACCAAACTTGATTAGAGACTTAGCTTTACGGTCAACCGAAACTCTATCCCCGAAGGTTGCTTCGATCTCTCTTTCGCCTTGTACCAATCGTCCGTCAGGGACTTCATATGCTCTTCTGGGCCAGCCACCAAACATTTGTTCTATTTCCTTAATTTCTTGGACGACGATTGCGTTAGGATCAACAGGTTCACCTAAATCGGGTAGAGGCGTTAATATATCAGCAGAATTTAGACTGTGGTCTTGTGACAGTTCTGCAGATTGTGTAAATGGGTTTCCACTTACAATGTTATCTGCAGTAAAATTCTCTTGCTCTATTGCTGTTACAACATCAACTTGTGGTGTAGCTGTAATGAAGCCTGTGGCAAGTAAGTTGTAGTTTTCTGTTAGACCAATCTGACCTACTTGTGGAGAACCTGAGATAAACTCTGTAGGTTGTAGGTTATGATCTTGAGTTAAAGCAGATTTAATTAACTCTGGTGTCAGAGAAACTATGTTTGTTGCAGTGACACTATGATCTTGTGAGATACTTGTGTCTTCGACTACAACATTCCCAGTCTCTAGTGATGGTGCAGAGAATGTTTCATCTTCTGCCATCGGTGCATCGGATACTACAGGTGAACCTAGAGTAAATCCTGATGTTATAAGACCGTGGTCTTGTGTAACATTTACATTAGCTAGTTCTGGTGTACCTGCAACTAGGTTTGTTACCAGTAGGTTATGTTCTTGTGTTACACTTGGGCTACCTAATATAGGTGTTCCAAATAGAAGTGCTATACTCGTTAATGAATGATTTTGAGTAAGACTTGTTGTTTGTAGTAGAGGCGCACCAGTTACAAAACTTACAACACCTAAATCGTGGTTTTGTGTAAGTGCTGTAGAGGAAACTGAAGCAGGTTGAGCAGCAATATTACTTGCAACTAACTCTACATTAACTATGCCCCCATCATCGCCTAATGAACCAGAGGCTAATGGGGAAAAGCCTAACATTTATTTATCCCTTAAGCGTCAACCAATATTTCTTTTACTGTGTAACTTGTAGACGTAGCCGAAGAAGCTGTAGCTAATAATCTTATGTTACCGCTAGAGATGTCCACATCAAAAGTAGCAAGAGAACCACTCGTATAAATTTGTGCGTATTCTGTAGCGTTAGCTGTCGTACCGTTATGGACAATAAGAAGTTCTGACATTTGTCGGTCAGTACCACGCTTAACAGATACTATAAGTTTAGCAGAACCGTAAGTTGTAGCTGAGTAGGATGCTATAGCTGTCTGTGTCGTACTCGTGGTTGTTGCTGTGGTTTCATCTAGGCCACTACTAAAGCCAGCACGAGGAATAATTACATCCGCATTACCTGAACCATCTTCAGCAGTTATTGTGATGGAACCACTAGCTGTATTTAATTTTAATCCCATTGTATAACCCTAAAGTGGACGTTTCTCTGCAAACGTGTTAATTACTAACTGTGAATCAGATGGTATAGTTAAGGTAGCTCCTACATCTACGGTTGTATTGTTACCTGTCTCGTACTCTACATTAGAAGCTAGGGTTTGATCTACAGATACTGTTGCAGAAGTGTACTGATAAGCCTCGTTAGCAGTGCTAGAGACAAATACCTTCGCTTCTCCAGATAGGTTTATAGTTGAGCCACTGTTACTAGACTCTGTTGGGCTTCTGCTTAAAGAAGTGTTACTGGATGTATATATACCACGACCCAGTTCCCAGTTATCTCCATCTTCTATGACATAAACTACTACATCGCCATCTGATACTCCTGCATCAGTAAAACTTTGGTATCCAGTCTCAGCAGAAGATAAAGCTATAGTTCCAGTACCTGTAGTACTTGTGGACATCTTTGCCCTGTTGACTAGCTTAACCATAAGTCACCTATGCAGGATCAGGAATACCAATAGTGAACGAACCTAATGAAAAGGTGTTACCAGATGTTACACTCTGAGAAGCATTAAGTGAACCTGTTGCCAAAAGACGAGAGTTTGATGTATCAACGATTGCATAATGTGTAGCAGTACCTGTACCAGTGACAGAACCATCTGAGATAGCTGCAGCAGTAACCTCACGACCACCGCCTGTACGATCAGCAGGTGCGCCAATAGAAAGTGTGGTTGAATTACCTAAAGTATATGTACTTGTTGCTTCTGCATATGTTGTCACCTCTTGTGAGGTAATGTCAATGCGGTTGGCCTCTGTGTCTAGCACCGAAAGGCCATTGTCAAACACTCTGTCTGCTAGACTAGCCATTATTCTGTTTCCTGTTCAGTTGTTACTTCTTGGTCGTATCTTAGTTCAGCAATATCCATAAGGTCTTGGATAACCTCTGGGTGGGACGACACATCAATATTAGCACCATTCAAGTTGCGTAGGAACGCTGCGATTTCACGTAAGTCGTGTGGAGCAACGTCACCAGCAACTACTGTTGGCATTAGATCATAGTTCAGACCGTTCAACTCCCAAAGTCTCTCGACAAGCTGTTTATTTAAGACATCGACGATAGCTTGGATGTAACTTTCTAAGGCACGGAGGAACAGGTCTGTCTTAGACTTGGATAGTGCATACGAACCAGTGTTGCCACCACCAAGCATAAGAAACTCTGAAAGTACGGAACGAGCAATGTCATGCTGATACCGCTTTACAATAGGGTCTATGTCAATATTACGTTTACCGTTTGATGACATAAGCTCTACATCTACGAGCCGATTGGAGGTAGGACTTCCGTCTTTATCGGGGTAGGTGTCTGAGGGCAGGATAATATATCCCTGCTCGTTAAACTTAACATCTCTGAGTATCTGCTGCAGGTTTCCGACAAACCCAGCTTGTGCGGAAGTAGCATCAGTACTGAGGTACTCAGCAGGAATACGAGCCACAGGAATACCTGCAAGTTCACGTTCAACTGCGATAGCTTCGATGCTCTGTAGATTGTTAAGGTATTCGTAAGAAGTGTACGCATTACGAAGTATAGAACGACCAGAAGGATCGTTGTTAATAGCTGTAGTGCGATAATATAAAGACTTACGAGTAGGAATGAAGCTAGTATTGTTAAACCCTGCACCTTCTTGGTGTACACCTAAGACATCACCTGTCTTCTGGTCTACGTCAAACTTAGAAATAGTCCAAGGCGCACGAGAAGCAATCTTACGTACACCAATGCGTCCATCAGTAAACTTAGATCGTGATTTGTCAGAACGGTTGTTTGGGCCTTTACGTCTTTTATATACAACCTCAAACCAAGCAAAGCCAAATGTCAGGGACGACAAAGCCTCAGAGATATGGTCATCTAGGGTATGATCCATGTCATCAAAGATACTTTCCACAAATTCAGCTTCACGTTTAGCTGCAGGTGTATCATTGGCTGGCATAACCTTAATGTCTACGTCACGTAGTACTTGCTCTGTCGCATACATAACAGCACCAATAGTACTGTCGTTGTCACGCATCTCACGATACTTACGGATAGCACGTTTGCCACGCAGTTCAGGCAGAAACTCGTCAGCACGGATTTGACCGTTTTGTGTATTATCTCCAGCAATCCCTAGTATCTGGGTTGCTTCTGTCTCTGAAAGTTTCTTTGCCATCTTATTACATTAAACCCTTGGCACTGGAATACGCTAGTTTTAGTTGTGGTTTTGCGTATCCGTTAAGTGAGAGGTCGGTTAAAGCCCAAACTAAAGCATCAAGACGGTCTGGTGAGCCTATCGACCCTAAAGGTTCCCACTGTACCATCTGATCTTCTAAATCATTTAATCCCCGCACATGCTTTACTTTACTCTGTTCGTATAGTGCAGATACAGGTTCAGCCCGTGCCATCTTCCCTCTAGAAGCGTGGACGAGCTTGACAGGAACTGTTTCATCCTCTGTGTGTAGTGTATGGCGTACCATATCACCACCTTGGTTACGTTCAGCTACAATACGATCAGCCATGTGATCTCTATATAACTGTATAGCTTTGGATGCCCATTGTTGTGGTGTATAACGACCAGTGTGGTCTTCTAGCACATAGGCTATCCCATTTACGTCTATTCCTGCTACGACAATACCTGTCATGTCTGATTCTGCGTTAGCAGTGACAGCAGGGTCGATGGAAATAACGACACGACTAAGTTGAGGTACTTCGTCTTTCTCAATCTCGCATTTAGCTAAGAGAGTTCTGTTCCATAAAGCACCCGATGCTTCGTCAAGTATTTCGGCATAAAGTTCTTGGCGACCAAGACGTGTACCTTCATAGGTTTTGCGGACTGCATCAAGGAAAGTGTCAGCAAGATTAGCAGCATTATCATACGTACTGCCTGTACTGATCGTCGTCTTTTCATCGTCTAGGATTGTTCTTATTAGTTTTGTAGTCTTGGGGGTAGTAGTCACAAACACTTTAGGGTGTTTACCTAGACGTAGACCAAACATCATCATGTCCCAAGTGTCTTGTGCATTACGCCAAGCACAAAGCTCATCACACCATGCGCTGTAAGCCTGTGGGCCACGAAGACGTTCTGGGTCTTCTGCTGAGAAGAATACNGCTTTACTGCCGTTCTCCCATGTTAAGCTATTGTTCGTGGGAGACCAAACAGGAAAACCAATGTGTTTACCACGATATGTCTCATCACCACTCCAACATACATTNANAAGGCCAGAGTCACCTTCAACCATAACTCTTCGGACATCACCTTTGGTAGGGGCGACACAGTGTACAATCTTGTCACCGCTTCTAATCCGATGGCGAACCCACTCTGCACCTGCTCTAGTCTTACCCCAACCACGTCCTGCCAAGGCGACCCATGTGTTCCATGTACCTTCAGGCTCCAGTTGCTCGGGTCTAGCCCAAAATCCCCAATCATGTCTTAGCTCTTCCGCTTTCTTTGGGCCTAGCTCTTTAAGAATAGCAGCTACTTCCTCATCAGGAAGGTCTCTTAAGATGTTAGCTGTTATCTTCGCTTGGGGTTGTGCCATTTGTTTTGCCGAGTAATGTTATAAGTGAGTCAATAGCTGATTCGTCTTCGTCGGGGTTCTCTGACTGTTCAACTTCATTAACAGTAGACGTAGGAGACCAACCACCTTTAGAACGTAGGAATAGTTCCGCTGCCTTAAAGTCACCGTCAAGGGCTTGTTGTATAACGACAGAACCTACTTGACCTACAATATCAGCTTTAGTGTCAGCTATGTCTTGTCCATAGAGCTTATAGAAGGTAGCTGTAGAGCTAGGAGCATTTTGATACTTTTGTATCGACGCAAGTATATCTTTAACAGACACACCATTACGTATGCCCTCTTTAACCTTCTTGGCTATAACTTCACTATATGGGATTGCTTGGATGCTCATGTTCTTAACGACAGATAAAATTGCTTTGTGGCTCTCATCCATCGGCAAAACCATACTCTGCTATACCAGTTGGAAAGTTACGTCTTGGTTGAATGAGAACGACAAAACAATTTAGGAGATTGTCTCTATACATAAGTATTAAACTTATGTCTGTTTTTTCTTTACTAGTTAAAGAAGAAAAAACTATATATGCTGAAAACTATAGTTATATACTTAAGTATAGCTTTCTTACTATTATATAACAGCTTTTTTT